TGCCATTTAAGTTAATATCGTAAGTGGTTGCATTTGTTGTTCCTGCTGTTGTATGATAACCATCTGCACCAAAAACCTTCATCATACAAGGAACGTTATAACGACCTGTTAAATCTGTTCCTGTTGACAATGTTCCTGCAATAGCTAAAATTATTGGTTTACATTTCTCATGAGAATAACTCATTGTACTCATTGTTGCCGTTGCCGTTAATGTGTCGCCTATAATTGTAATAGTTACATTATTAGCTGAATAAGTAGCACTAACAATCATAGCCATTTTAGTAACAGCCGTATCAGTCCATTTTAATACAGTTGTTCTACCATATTTTAAATCGTACAAATTAGCATTAGCAGTATCTGTAATTGTGAAAGATGTATTCCCTACTCGTGTTGGTGTTCCTGCTACTCCTTTCCAATAATTAGTGTCACCATGTCCATTTACATACCATCTTTCAGTTCCTGCAATATCTTCTGCTCTAAATATCTTTTCAGTATCAGATGTTCCACCATTTCTACCTGACCAACCATCATTGGCAGTAGTTGTTGTAAATTTAGGAGTAACTGCACCAGAGTTAGTATAAACTTGCTGTATTGTACTTACAGATGTGCCACCTGCTCCACCAGCTGATTGTCCAAACATATCAGCTTTAGAAAATCTAGCCTGAGTTGTATCTGTTAAGTCAGCTGCACCTTTTCTAATAGCTAAGTATCCAACTAAAATTGCATCACTAACTAAGTTAGAAAATATTACAGGCTCTTCTTTACCAACTGCTGCCGTAGCTGCTGCTAAATTTGAATATAATGTTTGGCCATATTGTGTAACAAACCCAATAGCTCCATTAAAAGGTACTGCATAAATATATTGAATAGTAGAAACGTTAACGCCTCCGGGTATTGCTGTTATAACACCACCTACATCATACATTGTAGGATCAATATTTGTTACTGCTCCAGTAGCACCACCTAATTGAGTTCTGTAAAAGAATGAAGTTGTAGAAGTTCCTGTTCTTGAAATCTCATTTGGATTAGTTCTATCTAAATAGAAATTAATCCCGTCTCCAATAATCTTTCCAGTAGATGTTGCAAATGTTAAATTTGCAGCGGAGGCTGATGTATGAATACCTTTGTTTATATATGGAAATCCTTGAAAGAAATCTCTTGAAAATTGTAAAGGGCTTGTAATATAATCCGTTTCATTTCCAACCACACCCAATGTTGTTAAGTTTGGATGCGATGCTTTAGAAGCGTAAATATGTGTTTTTCTTTGTGCCGATGTTGGAAATGTATTCTGCCAAACTAAAGTAGCTGACCCACCACCGTCAGGAAGAAATAATAAATAACTTATCTGACCACTACCAATTGTAGGAACTGTTACTCCACTTGCTCCCGGATAATCAATATACGTTGAAACGGGATTTAATGGATCAGTTTCGTTATCTACTACCCACCCTTTTAATGCTCCAATATTTACAGTAGTTGTACTTGCAGCAGTCATACCACCATAAGTTAAAGCTCCTGTGTTACCCATTGCCGATGCACCACCGCCACCTGAGCCCCAACTTAAATTTCCTGCACCGTCATTTGTTAAAACTCCTGATGCGTTTGCTAAAGAAACTAGATTTTTAGAAGCGTCTAGATATGGCAATGTAGATGCCGTTAAGTTTGGAAAATTAACTATTGAATTAAACTTTAATAAAGGGCTAGATCCTGCCGTTGTGAATGTTGTTTCTCCTATATTGTTTGTTACTGCTTTCCAGTATTGAGTACTGTTATAAGAGCTTTTAAATTGATCTTTTGCGCTGTGTATAATATGAATAGCTGCGTCTACGGTTGGGAATGAACCACCTACCTGTCCGAACATAAAAGTGCTGTCTGGAGCATAAGAAGCCATTGAATATGTTCCGGCTGTGTCTTGAATAGCCACCCTAGTAGTCGCACCAATTTCAAAAAGACTCGCATTTACATTCAGATAGTGAGTTGCAGAATTATGACCAACTAAAACACGATTTGACGCCGCTATTGTTATCTCGTTTGTTGATCGGTTAATAAGCACAAAATTACCACTAGAACTTTCTAGTTTTGCAGACCCGTCTAGAACACTTAATTTCGATAACCCATTATTGGAATCAATAGTTTGCTCGTTTGTTAGTTTCCCTAATGCTAGTGTTTGTGCGAGCGTCTGGCTACCGCCCGCTGGAAAATAATCTAAATTACTCCACGTGTCTACACCGTTTGCAATCTTAAATTTTCTTTGATCTGTTCCTGTATAAGTTTCGTCCGATGTAACTAATAATCGTTGCCCACTATAAACAGTAGAATCTAAAGCCCATTGAGCCCCCGTTTGTACTACTATCTGACTATCTATGTAAATATTCATATCTTATTATTGCCAAACTATTATTACTGTCTCTGCGTCTAAATCACTTGATGCTGTTGAAGATTGTAAAACACCATCTAGATAAACGTTTATCGTACCACCTGCACTACCACCACCTGTTGAAGGGAAATTATTCCCATCATAAGGGATAACACATCTATTGCTATCAAAAGGTAGCTTTAATGAAACAGTCATTTTCCAACCGCTTACACTATCTAAAAACCTTTCTGTGAAATCTTCTAAAGAACTATTATTGCTTTCAAAACTCCATTCATAACTAGGGTGCTTTAATTGTGCTAAAACATCCTTGGCGGTGCTTAACTGATCGCTTAAAACTTCGGTTTCATTTACTTCTCCATTCTTTACAACATCCATAAAGTAAAGAGAGAAATTATACGTTTCACTCTTTTCCGTTGTGCTGATCTGAACGTTCTCAATAGTAGTCCACATTAAAGGATAAGCAGTATCTCCGCTTGTCGCTATTTCCCATATGTCGCCCTCACCATAACCATTGATAAGCTGATGATTATCGGCTATCAGTCTTAATTGGGCGAGGATTTGATTTAGCGTCATTTTTTTTCTTTAAAAAATATTCCTTTACTTTCTCTTCTACTTTTTTATAAACTCCTCTTTTCATATTGTTTCAGTTTAACAGTTTCTATTTCTACCGTAATCAATATCAATTCCTTTTGGTATATGTAAATCATCACCTAAATGCCAACCCTGTGTATAGTTATTATTATTAGGATGCTCTATGTCGTACCCGTTACCTGGGTTATTATATAAAGGATATTCTAAATTATGTTCTATCAAATAATCCGTAACCCTTTGAGAATAGTATTCTGCACGATCTTTGAAAAAAGATACTAGCCTGTCAAATTCCGTAACCCCTACCGATGTTGTGTTTTCAGATTGTCTAGTTACAATCCCCTTGTTCATTATCTTATATTGCAAGATAAATGCACCATCATTAAGAACCCAATATTTTAAGGCTGGCGAAACGTAATCGTCTAACAAGGTTGTGTTTAATGCCGTTAAAGTATTGCCGTTTATTTGTGTTTTTAGCTCGTTATATAAGCCCGTTCCAATTATTCGACGTATGCGTATGTCTTGAGTTTCGAGTATGTTAGAACGCAGTAAATTAGCGTCTACATTCTCGTCGATATACGATGTATCTTTAATATATTGCTCCGAAATAAATAATACGTTTACTGCCATTTTATTTTAATTTAACCACTACCTGCTTAAAAATATGGCGACAATATGGAACGTTTGCACCGCCCTTATTCCACCAACCGCCTCGACTATCCCAAACCTCTAATCCCTGTTCATTATCCATTCCCTCTATTTGTGCCCTTGTAAATAATTCGTCTTTCTCTAATAAGTCAGCACAAAATTCCCTACTGTTTTTATCTGGTGTTATTCCAGCCCTCCAGCCATATCTGTATTTTATTTCTGTGCCGACTGTCTTAGCATCTTCGCTTTCCGCTTCACCTTTTTTAGTTGGTTCGCCAGCACTTGAAATATATTTCCTCTCTACTAAAGAGTCAATCATTTGATTAACTTCCTTAACACTTATCTTTAAAAGTTTTGCAAGAACATCACTAGACGTTAAAGGCTCTTTACCTAGCATATCTACAATGGCTTTTTCATTTGCAGACAGTTCACTTTTAAAAGTTTGTTTGTGAAATAACGATAAACACTCATCATCACTCATCCCATCAAATTCTCTTTCAAAAAGTATTTCGTAATTAGATGCTTTTACTCCAGACTTAGCCCACTTTAAACTAGGTTTAGACTCTTCGCTAAACACTACTTTTTTTTTAGGCAAATCCATTATCTCTCTTAGTTCATCAATACTCATATCATTGTAAACTTTCTCAATGATTGAGTCTGGCAAAAGAGATTTTAAAGGGCTTGTTTTCTTAAAGATGATCTTGTTTGATACGCCAAAGAATGAAGCAAATTCATTTATCACATCTTCTAATATTCCTTGACGTACTAAAATATAAGTGCTTCTAAACAACTCGTAAGCTGTCATCATTTCGTTTCTCTGACCCAATGCACCCTCAGTAGATACTCCAAATAAAACAGGGCTAACGACTGAATGAGCCGTAAAGATTTGTTGATCGATTCTTTTAGATATTTCAATAAATTGTTTATCTAAATCGTTCGGAGTGAAGTTTGTTATTGTAGGAGCGTTTTCAGTTGATTTATTGAAAGTGATAACTAAACCTCCAGCCTTTTCAGTTCCAGTTGCTTTCTTTTTAATCTGCTTAGTGATCGTTTCTTTAGCTTCCTCAGTTGGTTCACCATTATTGAAGTTAATCATAGTTCCAGCACTAAAACCACTTTTTAAGTTGTTTAAGTGAAAGTTTGATATTTCAATATCTGACTCGATTGCAGCCGTTGCACCGATATAATTAGGTATACCGTACACGTTTTTATCTACTCCATTTTTAGGGCTTTTAACCTTAAAGACTGCTAGTGTAGATTGTTTAGTTATATCGTTTGGATCGAATGGCTTAAATTCCTTGTACCCTGTTTTCTCTTCGCTTTGTTTATTTTGCGCCCAATCATTTGAATAGAAATAAAGTGTTTCGTCTTTATTCGTTCTAATCTTAGACATAGGCATGTAGGCAATCTGAGAAACGCCTGAGCCTGTTTTGTTTGGTATAATCTCGAATGCTATGGAATTGAATATTTCAAAGTCCTTAATCGTTTGACCGATAAAGGGACGCATCATATTAATAAAATTGTCTGCTACTGCTTTTTGCGGTGTTGTGCTTGTTTTCTCATCAACCCCTAATCCTGAACCGTAGATATAATTAACTTTGCCGTTAATGATTGCATTGTGAATAGCACATTGAAGATATAGTTCTATTAGATAATCAGCATACGTATTATCTTCACCAAAATACACGTAGTCTTTGTTCTTTACTTCTTTGAATTTAGGAATACTATAATTCGCAAATTCTAGGTAAATAACATTACTATCTATTTTATTATTGGTTTCGCTCATGTACTTTATTTATATTTAATCAATCCAAGTTGCCGAATCTACCCACGTACCTAAATCATTCCAAAAGCCCGACAATAACAACCATGTACTAACTGGTAAACTATTCCTCTCGTGTACTTTATATGTTATGTCTTGACCTGTATATCTACTGTAAGTCTCGTTTGTTCCGATAACCTTTGCCATTCCACTCTCAACTCTATTTCCTGTTAGTGTTGGGTCTAAATTAGTTGGGCTTGCTTGCTCAAACACTTCATACGTCCAACTGCCTAAAGGCAAAAATTCAACTGTTCCGCTCGATGCGTTTATTGTTCCGCTTGTTTCTGTTAACATAAATTCATCATATCTCTGAGTATGATTTGATATGTTAGTCTGCAAAAAAACTACTTGACCTTTTGTTATATCATTCGTAAACACAAACAAAAAATATGGATTACTTATGCTTACTTTCTCAGTAACAGTAACTCTAAATGGTTCAGTTGTATTCTTGTTTATGATTAGCATTATATATATATGTACAAAATCAGTCTTTTGTGCAAAAAAGAAAGACGGTATTTTACTACCGTCCTTCACCCTTTGAACCAAATTTATATATAGAGAAATTAAGCTGGTACTGTTAATGTTGCTAATAATGCAGCTGTTACGAAGTTAGCAGGGTCTTTTTCTTTTCCTGTTACCGTTACTGTATAACCGTTCATGTCTCCAAATGCTTTACCAGTTGTTCCTTCTACGGTTGTTACATCTGCACCATTTACTTGACCCATTAACTGATACTCGCCGTTATTGTCTTTGATGATTACCATCAATCTGTTTTTCATTAGATTGTCTAGTAAGTTTCTTTTTTGAGCACTCATCTTTTTCAAAGTATAAGTAGCAGTTTGATCGTAGAACAAAGTTCCATTTTCAACTGATCTTGTACCTGGTTGTGTGAATGTTGCGTTTTCTTTTTCTACTTGGAATGTCCAAAACTTTTTACCTGTTGAACATGTCATTGCAGTAATAACACCAGACGTTGCTGTGATACTTGCTACATTTGCAAATTCAGTTAAGTAAATTTCTGCAACACCACCAACGCTATCCGCACAGTCTAATTGATTGCCACTAATAATTGTACACGTTGCCATATTATATAAGTTATTAAGGGGAGGTTTTTAACGCCTCCCCGATTAATTATGCTCTTTTGTAAGTAACTACTTCCGATGCGAATTTAATTGCTGTTCCTGCTTTCCACTCAACAGATAATTTGAATTTACGGTCATCTTGAGAATACCACATTTCAAAGTTCTCTTTGTCGTTTTCTAAATCCGTTACGTATACATAGTTATCAGTATAAGTAAGAACGATACGATCTTGCATTCCTGCTGGTGCTGCTGCGATGTTGTTCAATCCATCTACTCCTACAACTTTAATGTTGAAGTAAGGGAATGTCATTTCCCAGTTGCTTGTAGCTTGGTTTATTGCAACATGGTATAGATTTGCGTTACCTAAAGCGATAACTAATAATCTAAATACATCTTTACCCATTCTGTATTCTAAGTCCTTAGAAAGGATTCTAGCAGGAGCATAAGTGTACATTGATTGCATGATTGCGATAATGTTAGAAGCTGTGATAGTTCCAGAAGAAACTACTACTGGAGAACCAGCGTCAATAGCTTTCATCCATCCGTCAAACTGTTTTAAGTTAGTATCGAATGTGTAAGAAGTGTTACCTTGCCATACAACTTGCTCCATTTGTGATTGGATTTTAGTTGTAATCTCACCAGTGATAAATTGCTCTAAAGGCATTACATCTTGTTTAACACCTGGACGTAAATACTTTTGAGTGTATTTTTCTTCCAATGTTTTAGGGCAAAATTCATTTTCTACTTTTACGTCTGCTACTGTTAAAGTAGATTGAGTGAAAGTAGTGTCACCAGATGCATTGAAAGCACATGTTCCACCAGCTTGGAAAGGTGCTGACACCTCTGCGAAGTTGATAGTTTCTTTATGCTTAACACCTGTGATAATAGTGATAGGGTAAGTAAGTGATTGAGCACCTGTTACGGATGCTGTGATAAGTTCGGATTTGTTTTGCTCAATATATTCTGGTAGAGCTGAAACGGTATAATCTGCCATTGTATTTTAATTTAATTAGTTAATATTTATTTTCTTTTTGATGTGCTTGTAATTGATTTAAACGCCTCACGTACTTTTTTAAGTTCTTCATTTCTATTGAATGATTGAACTCTTTCAGTTGGCTGTGTTGCTGGCTCTGCTGCGATCTCATTGATTACAGAAAACATTTCTTTGTTAAGTTCTTTTAATGCTTTGTTCTCTTCAATAAGAGGTTTAAACATTGATGATAAATCAACTTTGATAGTTTCGATTCCTTCAATCTCTAAAGAAAATACATGCTCTTCTACTTGAGATTTAATTACTCTTTTAGGTGCTGCTTGTTCCATTGAAGCTGCGTTTGGAGTTGCTGGAACTGTTGCTGGCTCGTTTGATACTTCGTCCTCTGGTTTCTCTTCGGCTGGTGTATATTCAGCTACTAGACCACCTGAACAAACTAAGATTGATCCGTCCTCTAATTTATATTCACCGTCTGGCATAGGTAAAACACCTTCTGGAGTTACAACGTTAATCGGTTGTCCTTGAGATGGAACATCACCTTCGTATTGAATGATAGTCACACCATCTTCTAACTTAGCGTCTGTGAATTTCGCTGCAATCTCTACTACTGGCTCAACTGCAAACTTTGAAAATAATGCTTCCATTTTATCGTAAGCAGACTGTATAACCTCTGATTTGAATTTCATTTTTATAGATATTATTTATATTAAATGTTATTTATTTGTAATTTGTGCAATTTCGTTTATCAAATTAGCGAACTGGTATTCGAATGATTGTTCAATAGGTATTAGATCAAACATGCCTTCAACGCTCACACCTTTGAATTGTCCAGTCTTAACAACTTCCTGCCATACCTTTTCATCTGTAAATTTGTAAGAGATGAACCATGTTTGGTCTGGTAAATGCTTAAACATCTCTGGAGCGTGTATACCCATTGACTTGTCAGACACCCAGCTATTTTTCATAAATATTCCATCTAATACTTTATTAGAATCGTGCATCTTATTTACGTTATTCAGATAAAGGTTTTGCATAAACTTCTCTTGTATCTTGTTTATCTCCTCTGGTGGGAAAAACACTTGAAACTCACCTAGTGCATCCGTTCTGCGATAGATTAGTTTATTGGGAATCATAGCAGGTGCGACAATAATTTTTCTCTCATTGTCAGTGCTAAACTTAAACTCTAAAGGCTCTTGTTTGTCAAATGCAAACCAGTCCTCCTCAATTGCAGGGGCATCGACAACCGCAATGAAATCAACTCCACTGCCTTCTTTTTCTAAGTCTATAAACATTTTATAAACTGGTAATTTTTTATTCTTTTCCATCTTATGCTAGTTTAGATTTTTCTTCTATGCCACTTATTCTCGTTTGTGTTTTTGTAATGTCCGTTTCTGTTACTATTGCCTTTACAACTGGTTGTTCTACCATTGAAGGCTTTTTAATTGTGCCGTCTGCGTTTAGTTGTGTGCTACTTGAAGTAGGGGGAGCAATTGCAACACCACCACTTGCAGCACCTAAAGAACCTCCACCACCTTCACCACCACCATCATCACCTGCAAATTTTGTAGATGCGATCTTAGCAATGTTAACCGCTGCCATTACACCACTTGCAGCTGCTAGGACAATGTTTAAAGGATAAGGATTATTTAAAGCCTTTTGTACTGCTTGTATCCCATCTATTGTAGCAGTTGCAATACCTAAAGCCTTACCTAGTTTGAATTGTTTTTTACGTATTTCGTTTTGTTTCTTAGCGTTTCCTTGAGCCTGATTTAATTGATGTGCAAAAACCAAGTCTCCAATTCCTGCAAGACTAGTAGCTAATGATTGCGCCCCATCTATTGCCTGTTGCCTTTCTTCTTCACTTAACTTTTGTTTAAACTCAACTTTAATTTCTTCATGCTCTTGGTGCATTGCCCTTTCTTCTTCTTGCTGCTCATCCAATAATTCTAAGTTGTCTTCTCCTCTTTTTTTATCTCTCTCTAACTTCTCAAAATATTCCCTTTCTCTCGCGTCCTCAGCCGATTGTCTAAGGATTAAATCTATCTCAGCTAAATGTTTTTGATGCTCTGCTAAATCTTTTAATTGTTGATCGTATGCCTTTTTATTATCATCTGTAATTTGTTTGTTCTTACCAATATTGATTAAAACAATTTCTTCCTTAGCCTCACCAGCTAATTTTATAATCTCAGCTATTCTCTTTTTCTCCTCCTCAGTTATCGACCCCCGTTGCATTGCAGCGGTTCTCATTGCTTCAACTTCTAATTGTAAAGTCTTTAATATTGCTTGTTGTTTTTGTATCTCTACTTCCTCAGTAGCTTTACCAGCTGCTTTTAATCGGTTTATCTCTCTATCGAAATTGCTTTGTTGAATTGCTCCGACTTCTTGAGCGTTCTTTATTTGCGTTGCTGCTAGGTCGTCCGATGCGTTTGAAGTGATACCCATCCAGTCCGTTAAGTCTTTGAACATCTGGACTACACCGTCAATTGCTTTACCCATTAAGTCAAAGTAAAAACCTACAATTGCAATCTTATCCTTTAATTCAAATAGTGCAGTGCCGATACCAATTAGAATTGGGACGAGCAAATAGAAAGGATTTTGTTTAATGATATTTCCCAATACCTTAAATGCGTCACCCATTCCCATAACACCCTTTATCCCATCTGCAAAAGCACTAGCAGCCTGAACCTTTAAAAGTGTCTTTTGTAACTCTTCACCCTCTGCACCAAATAAAGCAGCTGCACCCTGAGCCGCCTGAAAGCCCGATGCAAGACCTCCAATAACATTTCCGAAAGCCTGAACTTTACCCTCTGGATTAAATGCTTTTATCTCAGTGTTTAAGTCGCCTATCTGGTCTTTAATCCCTCCTAACTTCTCAAGAGTTTTAACATACGCTTTAGAGGACGTGTCTAATCCTTCTAAGGTCTTTTGTGTTTCCTTAAACTCATTCTTTAAAGCAGATAGAGACTTACCACCAGCCCCAGTTTCTATGTTTATCTTTATAGTAGATGTTTGATCTGCCATTATAATTCTGTGTATTTATATGTTAAATAAATAGTCATTGTGTAATCACCGCCTACTGGGTTGCTAGTTTCAGCAAACAAATACAAAGCACCATTAACTAAATACTGACTATTGGTATTTGTTTCTTTTACTCCACTATGTAATAAGTAAGCAGGTACAGCAAAGGGGAACAATAGTATATTATCGAACGTTATCATCCTGCTTACACCAGTTCCCTTTATTACTATGTCATTTGCAAAAGCGTAACCCGTTGTAACTGTATTAACCTTTGCCTGTGCCGATATTACGTCTGTAAAGAATCCCGTTGGTGGTGCTGGTAATAATTGAAAAGGAACAGTAAACAATTGCAATATGTCAGCACTTGACACATCTACTTTTATCTCATAGATGTTTGCTAGTACTTCACCACTTTGCGCTCCTCTCTCTTCCGCACCACCTCTATAAGTTTTATCACTTTCGGTTACTGTTAAGCCATAAGTATTGTGAAGCGTTACGTTTGTTAATCCTGGATTAATCGTATTGCCACTACTTGAAATCATAGTAATATTCTCACAACCAGAACCTATAATATTTCCACTACTTCCAATTAATGCAACGTTCTTAGAGTCGCCCACTATATTGCCGTCTCCTAATATTATAGCCTCCTTTAAATTAGCGTCAATAATATTATTAGACCCAGCCATTACAAATGGTGAACTGCTCTTTGGTGTTATGTTATTTTTACTTCTCATTCGCCTCGTGTTGGATAACCATCTTCGTAATTCAAATTGTACCCACCGTTTAAACTTGTTTGAGAAGCTGAAAAAGGTGCTTGTACTTTTATCTTTATAAATTCGCATTTGGTTACATCGTGTTTTACAGGATCGTAATCGTATATCTTATTTAATCTGAAATACTGATTATCAAAAAAGAACTGGTTTCTAAAATCTAACTTACCTATGTCGGTCTTAGTTAAGTAAAACCATGCTGTTACTATCCTACTATCTATATCTATTATTTCCTCTACATAAGACCTATGGTAAGCGTTATATAGATTGTTGGTCGTGTATATCACAAGATCATAATAAACTTCTTGGGGGACTCCAAAACATAGGTCTAGTGTTGGATTAGCAACATCATCTAAATGTCCAGCGTATAAGTATTGGGTTAATAAATGTGATCCACTAAAACGACCTGTATAGTCATAAGTACTCGAAGTTGTTTTAATACCACCTCTATAAAGGATTCGCATTTTAAATGCTTTTGCCTTTACATTTATAGACTCCTCAGTCCAGATTCTAGGTATAACCCTGTCATTCGTTAAGTCGCCCACTAAAGGAGTAGCAGCAAATATCACTTGGTTAGTGCTAGTCTTTTGCAAGAACTCGTTTTCTGTTACTACTCTTCTACGTCCGTAAACTTCTTGGTAGTCATTCTTATACTTAGTATTATAGTAATCGGAGTCCTCAGTATAAGTATAGATCAATTCTTTAAAGTCTAATGCACCCATCGGGTTATACTCTACGTCTCGAGATAAGTCTAATTTGTAAGACCAATCTATATTCGTACCACTAGAATAGAAAACATCTCTCGGTTCAATGATTAACTTTCTATCATCATTCTTATCTATGTCTACATACAGATTAAACAACTTAATGATATTTAAAAAGAAGTCCTTTTGTTTTATCTTAATTGGTATAGCGTTATTCAATGGAACTGTTTCGCCTTCGATTAATCCAGAGTTAACCACGGCGTTTTTAAATGTGCCAGTTAATACAGTAACTGTGCCTATTGACCCTCCACTAGATGTTACAGAGTGAACAAACTTAACTTTGTCCCCTGCGTTTAATTGAACATTTGATACGCTAGTATTAATATTTGGATCAGATTGCAATCCAAATCCATTCCCCCCTATTCCAGCATAAGCCCCCCCAGAAGGCTTTCTTAAGAAACCAAAGTAATTAGTCCCTGAGACCGTAGACGAACCCGTTGCAGTTACATTTAAGTTATAATAACCCGTATTTAAAACAGTCCATTCGCCTGTTACTGGATCGTATTGAAAACTAGGGTCTATCGTTTCAGTATCAAAGATTATATCAAACAAGGTATTCGATGCACCTGATTGTGTTGCTCCAATATCAGCACTAAATAAACGTGGACTTATTTGAGCATCACTATAAATTAAACGCCCTCCAGTTGCAGGAATAATAAGATTCTCAAAGAATGTACTATCAATAAAATTACTCTCGTATCTATATCCTATTTGTTCAAGTATCTTTATGATATAAGCCTTTACAAATATCGCAGGTAGTAAATGCTCAACATCTACCTTACTTAAATCAGGATCAAAACCGTAATCAATATAAGGATAGCAATATAAGTTCTGCCAGGTATTATTCCAGCTTGCTACTTGAGTTGCATAGTTGTATAAGTGGTCGCCTGAGCTAAAGTCTAAGTCAGTTAACTCTAAATTACCCATGTCATTAAATGGGTTGCCTACGTTACCAAGTATAACAACTTCGTACTCTATCTTTTTATCTACTCTTATAATGTTGGTTAATTGTAAATAACCGTTCATTACCTGTTCATCATCTATTAAGAGTATGCAAGGTATTTTTCTATTTGGGTTGTAAGAACTTGCAGATACATTTATATCAAAGATGTTCCCAAACATAACATTGTTGTTTGCAGTGCCTGGTATTTTAATAGTCTTTGAATAAGAACTATTTCTTTTCTCAGGCTCTCGTATATCTGCTATGCTGAAATTTAAAGGCGTTGATATATCATCATACATATCAATTGTGCCACTACTAGGGATTATTATAGACGTTCTACTCATAACCTTTGTCTATATCTATCGTAACTAATAGTATACTCTAAAGTCAAATTAAACAGCTTTTGATTTACTGTTTTCTTTTGCTCAAATGATGCGTTTGTTATATTGATAGGTTGTAAATATGTTCCATTGTCTACATAAACATCGGGCGAAGTAACTAATTCCTCTAACCAGTTATAAACATCTTCGCTTAACCAATCACTATTGATTGTAACCCTGTCAACTATCTTAGTATAGAATTGTGATCTTGATCTATCGCTAGGTGAAAATGCATAGCTATTAGCGTTCGTATATGATCCTAGATTCTTTTTGTATGTAGTCCTTTCTATATCGGACGCTTGTTTACTTACTAAAGTGAAATTAAAAAAGTCGTAACCTCCTAATTTGTTTAAGAATTGAATCCTTGTCTTTTCATATCGAGAACAGTTTGAAACAATGGTATACCAAAACGAAGTAGTTACGGGAACCTGATTAGCTGGATGATCTAATACCGTTACGCAATACTTGGCTACCGATGCCGTAATAATAGGTATTGATCCTGTTATTGACCCTGACTGTATAAGGTTTATATTTCTAGGACCCGACGGAATCCTGCAACCCTTTGCACCAAATGAACCACCGACAACTGCGTTCTGTATTAACGTTCCGCTCGAATCGTATGTACTTATTCTAGCCATGCCATTATTGCCAGCGTTAACAATCCTCAACCAGTACAACCATGCGTTATCATCTATCATAATGTCTCCGCTTGTTGCCTTGTTTGTTAAGAACTGACAAGGGTCTGCTACTGATGCCGTATAGTCTCCACTTGAATAAGTGCAATATTCTGGATAGTCAAATACTGACCCCCATGTATAAGCAGATGTATCAGTAACTAGGTCTGGATATATTGTACCTGAGCTTCCATACTGTTCCCCAAACTTACATTGATAGCTTAATCCAAAGTCTACGAGAGCAGATACATCATTGTCCTCAACATTCTTATCAGGGAATTGTGTTATTAATCCCTCTAATACTGGTGCAATGTTTACAAACCCTGTTAAGTGGGTAGGGTGAGGAGGTACAAGTAATCGATTTACTAAAGTAGCACCTTCATAAATATCTACAACGAACTTAAAGTTTGTTTGGGAAACATTGGTAGACGACAAAATATAAACCATGTCATTATAAACAGGGCTTAGTGTTTGAGGTCTTTGTTGTATCGTAATCATTCAGGTGTCTT